CTTTCGACACTATTGGAGTAGTTAATGTTCTGAATATACCTTTTTCCGTTTCATCCATTGAGGCATATAGATGTTGTATCTGTGTCTTTTCGGATTGCCTCATTTTGATATCTCGTTGCGCTCTGAGACGTTTCAACTTACCTCGTGCCATGGTCTATATATTAGTCAAAAAATATATTGTCTAAAATTTTATATTATGCGTCAGAGGTAGCACCATCATCCTCCGAAAAGAAAACACCAGACGGTTTACTTAGCGCATCACCAACATCGTTTCTTGCTTCTTCTAAACACTCAGACATAACCGCATGACCGCCATCAAGTTTGTGTTGTACGAAATACAAATTAGCTAATCCAACAATTAATGTATCTATATCTGTGGTGGTATAATTGAATGGCTCATTGTTGTAATATTTCACTGCCTCGAGAATACTTTGAATCGCTTCGAATATACTGTCGCTCAACATCGCTATATATTAAAAAATATTTCTTGTTTAAAATTTATCATATAGATATGCCAAGTCTAGAGAAACAGCGCACAAACAGATTGCTCGAACATTTGCCCGACGTGTTGGCGAACATAGTTGTTGAATATGCTGGCAAGCAACAATATAAAAAAGATATCATCCAGCAAAAAAAGATTTTTAAATATATTCTTATCGGCGAGAGTTGCGACAATCCAGCAGTAAATCAAATCGTAGAAGATTTCTATACCAATTTTGCTTAGACTTCGAGAACAAGGTTGTTGACGACAAGCGATGCTGTTGCTGCGGACCATTGCGATGTTAGCCTGAATATGTTGGGTAGGACTGTCGAGAACGTTGCCGAGTTCAGTGTGAAACCATCCGAACAAGATCGAACGAGATCTGCGTTTCTACTCTGCTGGTATAAACTAGATACGGCCGAACGCGCGCCAGTTGCTGGGCCATTTTCGCGAACAACAAGCTGGAACTCGGCGAAGAAACCTTTCGATGTCGATGCTGGCACAACTATCGCCACACTACCAATAAGCGTATTGCCATCGAAGCCAGCATACAATCGGAGCGTCAACGTTTCACCTCCCGCGGCCGAGACAGTTCCATTTAGCGACAAATTTGCCACAGAACCATCGACAAAATAATCGGCTGGAATACTGAGCGAACCAACACCAGCGCCAAACGTATTCACCTCTGTTGTGTTGGCCGAATTTGTAGCAGATGCGATTTGTACAAATGCCACAGCGGGCAACGGTCGACCAGCAACGCCCAAACTCAAACAGTCCAAACGAGCGCACTCAACTGCTCCGAACACTGGCGCGAAATATGCCTTCTCGGCAACACTTCCATCAAGAAACTCAGCGAGATTCATTTTTTAGCTTCTATATATTTCGACAAAAAAAATATGGACGAATTTATCAAGATAGGAAAACCCATACAACAAATGTTATTATTCCGATCGGAACACCAATCATAATTATACTCATAATCCAACAGCCACAATTACAACAATGATCATCATCACAACAGACATCATTATCAATGATATTAATACGATAATAATGATGTGAGTTATCATATTGTTTGATAATATAAATAACATCGTCGCATAAATACTCTTGTAGAACCTGTTCGATTTCTTTGTCTCCGCTCATCCTCGATATATTAGAGAAATATATTTTTCTTTAATACAAATTTTATTTATGCCTAACTGATCGGACTTTTCATCCACCACCCAAGCAGTAGCGTGATCAGTCCGACATATGTGTTTTGGCTCTGGCAATCTTTGCGCGTGGCAAGCATGAAGAAACAGAATGACATAATGAATAAGGTTATTGAGAGCGATGATATGAAAACTAGAAGGCGTTTGTCGCTAATCGTCCCGCAACAAGTGCGCAGATGGTTGCCTGATTCGTCTTGTGAAACTGGAAGCATTCGTATATAACCGGCTATAAAAAATATATCTTTTTTAGTACATTTTTGTAAGGACAAGTTGCGCCATTGCGATCGTGTTGGATGCGCTTGCTACTCCCCACTGTGCCGTTATCCGAAGCGTGTTATCGACAGATGTGTCGAACGTGGTTGTATTTATTACGTGGAAGCTTTGGCCAAATAGGTTATTGCCAGCATTCTCATTTTGTGTGTATACCGCTCTAGCCGATAGCGAAGCAACACCAGGACCGCCCAATATGCGCACAGTAAAATAAAGCGCAATACCCCACCATTTTCCTGTTGATACTGGTATAGTCAATTGTGGTATAGCTCCGAGCAACGTAAGACCAGACGGACCACCATAAATACGAATATCCAAAATTGCATTGTTTAGACACGACATAACTCCACCACCCTCAACAACGTATGAGCCGCCTACTGGGAACGAGTTAGCTGGAACAGTCAATGTGCCTATTCCTGTTCCCATTAGTGATGTTTCGACTATGGTGTTTGCTACAGTTATTGTTTGTGTTTGGGCGAACTGTCCACCGCCGTTTGTTGTTCCGTTTATTGTGCCAGCAAAATTGAGATTGCCAGCTATTCCGACACCACCAGAAACCTTGAGCGCTCCGGTTGTTGTGGATGTTGATGCTGTTGTATTCGTTATGCTGAAGCCAGTTGCGTCATAGGTGAAATCTGTTGTGCCTGCCTTCATCCTGATTTGGTTGGATGCGGTTGACAGTAGCTGAGTGCCATCGTTTGCGTTGATTACGATAGACGCATCGTTTGTTGATCTTGCTTCTCTCCCAATGGCTAGAGATTTGGCACTGGATAAGCTGTTCACACCGATCGCAATCGAGCCCAACGCAGAAGCCACGGCAGTGTTGCCGATAGCTATCCCACTACCTCCGCCAGCGCTTGACGATAGACCAATAGATACAGCATCTTGACCGCCTGCGTTCGAGTTTGATCCGATGCTGACTGTGTTCGATCCAGCTGTTGGGCCTGCGTTGCTACCTAGGATGATGCGACTGTCTGCTGTGCGCAAATTGGTTATGCCAGCAAACTGGACAGTGTTGAATGTGTTCAGTGCCTGATTGAATGTTGGAGGCAAATTGTTGGCGAATATTGTGTCGCACGTTATCGATCCGCATACTGGATGTAGATAGAATTTTTCTTGGACTGTTCCGGCGTTCAATTCCTCAAGACTTACCATTTCGTGTATATATCAAAAAATATATTTTGGTTTCATAATTTACCCCTTCAACATAGATGAGAGCTGTGCCCTAGATAGGTTCTTGCCACCAACAAGCCCACCCCCGCGCCTTCCACGTTTGCCATAGCCCAACGCACGAGCCACCTCATCCGCCTTCTCTACATAGGGACTGAACTCAGGAGCCAAAGCAGGGGCGAGCTTCTTAGCAATATCGATCGCAGGCCTTATGCCTCGTTGGACGAACTTGCCAGCCTTCTGAGCGAACGAACCCAGCCTATTCCAAAAGCTTCCACCGAACAGATTACCCGACGAGTGGTAGACTACTTCAGGCATAGACTTAGACGCCATAATGTCCTGTTGATCGAGCACACCCAAATTGAATTGAACATTGTTGCCAGCGATAGACATAATGCCCTCAGACACAACCACACACGTCAATGTGGGAATCTGTGCCACACTGCCAAGGTTTCGAGCTTGGACAGTCAGACGCAAATTGAACGAACCACGCATCCCAACAGCTTGGAGCATCTTGAGACAGATGTCGGCACCAAAATCCAAACGAAGAACACTACCCACGTCCCTACTCCACTGCGTCCAAGAAAGATTTGTTCCATTCTTCACAGCGATGTTGAACAGGTCCTGAGGTGTCGCGTTAGCAAGCAGGTTATCCCTATTGTCGAACGAAACGGCAATATTTTCTATGCCAAAGAACACGTCGGATTTGAGCACGTTATGATTCGAATCAGTTTCACCCACAAACAGATACAGACAAGAGGGAATCGAACCAAGCTGAACGTTGTTCATTTGGATGGTGGTCAACGCGCCTGAAGAAATTGGCACAGTTGTGTTAGTGGGATACACTTGCGGTTGGTAGTAAGGATAAAGGTTCTCGTATGGGATCTGTTGCGTTGGGTCAGGAGTCAAATAGGAGAATAGTGCTTGCGCTTCGACAACGTTAACGGCAATGGATGAGATGGCACCACTTCCAGAAGCATGCGACCACAGCGAAGCACCTAGGCCACTGATCGCACTGTTGCCACGACCACCAAGAGACAATTGAAGCTTCATGTTTTGGACACCATAGAAGCCAGTATCTTGATCATCTTCCTGGAACAACATAGGCGACAAGAAAAGATATTCGGAACAGGTTAGACGAACGACGGCCGTATCAGCTATGCCGGTTGCTGTGTTGCTCAGGACATCGATACCAACGAAGCCACCACGCGGGCACTGGTATGCGTTGTCTCCATATCCGCGCAGAGGAGAACGAGCGAACCCAGTCAAATCGCTATAGTTTTGTGCCTGGTCAAGCATAGAAGGAGTCAGACCATAATTGATGTCCTCGCTCAATCCAGACATAGAATAACGGGTGAACGCACGAATGTAGCTATTCAAATTTTGGGTAATCGTGTTGTTGTTGATCATCAGCGATATGTTGGTTAGCGCATTGGCAATAGGGAACGCACGAGGAGCATCAAGATTTTGCGTTCCAACATTTGCGCCAGTAGATGACCGACAGCCAGCCATTTGGAGCAATCGAATGCCCGCACCAGCAGATACACCGGTGAACGTAAGATCGAATGTTATTTCGACCAAGGCCCTACGGTTAACGTAAACCTGTGGCGAAGGCGGGTCGCACGTGAATGTGAGCAACGAATTGGAAACACCTCCATCGGGAGAAATGCGCTGATAACCTACCTCGCTCGCACCATCAAAAACGGCAAAAGTTTTACGGGAGAAACCACCGACATCGGTCCGTGGGTCTATCGCTCTAACAAGATTCAAGCCTGACATTTTTTCGTTGTATATAAAACGTGCCAAAAAATTAATGCCAACAAATAAATTAGTCGCGTCTACGAAAAAGTAGTTTGAAACTGAACACGCCACTAGGTGGCAACAAAACGGGAAACTGTTTGCCGTCGAGTGTTGTATAGATCGCTTGTATCTGGATACGTCTGATTGGTTCGCGTCCCATAAGGGCAATCATTCTGTATTCTGCTGTTGGCAAATATTCGATACTTAGACGGTCGCTGATTGGGTTGTCTGTGTTGCTCAACAAGAAATCGCTTATGGTCTGGCTCGAGGCAGTGGAGAAGGCCGATTGTTGCGTTATGTTCGAAAATTGTGGCTCCATCTGCGATATCATTGGCAGAGATGTAGACAACAGCTTGATGCTTCTTGTTGTGTTCCAGTTTGCTATTGTGTTGGCTTCTTGTATGGCGAACATCATCGGGTCGTTGATTGCGTCTGTTGAGACAGGGAAGCCAGCACGTCGACCAGCAACAAGAGCCGGCGCATTTCGTATATTTCCGCCAGTAAATAAATATTGGTAATCTTTCCCAAACGGTTGCCCAAAACCGGCGAAACTCACTGGCAGACCAATGAGCTTATCGTGTACGGCTGTATTCGACCATAGTTCAATTGTTCCAGCAGTGCGCCAAGCACCATCGAAGAAGAGCGATATGAGTTGTGTGTCCGAGTCGTACGCCAAGAATGGGGCATCGGTTTGGGCTGGCGGTGGTGCGAGAGATGCGAACAAGGACGATAGTGTTGCGTTCATTTGGTCAAGCAATTTATCGAATCCAAATATTTGGCCGAGTGTATCATTTTGTACAAATGCCTGAAAGTTGTTGCCAAGGTATCGCATCGTGAACGACAAGAGCGATGGAGATAGAACACCAGAGACAGCACCGGGCGCCATAGGTATCGTTGATGGTGGCACAAGTGTAGTATCGATATCGAAACGCACAACACTCATCTCCCAATCTTCTGGCACTTCAACAATGTGTTGGCCTCGAACGTCGTTGATGGATGCGGGTACGGCAAATGCTTCATTGTTTACGACAGTGCCATCATAGTAAACTAGATCCGGCGATTTTGCGTGAATTTTGTGGCGAGACATTTATGTTCTTCTATATAAAGATGATGAAAAAAAAGATAAAGCGATTAATAAGCACGCCGATGAGCGACAAAGATATTGAACCATACTTACCAGCCGTATTGTTGCGTGAGTTCGATGGTAATTTGCCAGCCATCATTTTGTATGAGTTCGAACCATATAGCGGACATTGGTCCTTGCTCCTCAACACTGTAGATGAAGAAGGTTTGCCAGCAATAGAATTTTTCGATTCGTATGGTATGTTGCCCGATCAGGTGATGAAAGTAGTAAAGAAAACGCACAATCCGAAAGTGGTTCGATGGCTACTAAAAAATGCGAAAAATGTGGCATACAACAACCATCGCTATCAGGGAGCAGGTGGAGCAATCCAAACGTGTGGCCGTCATTGTGTCAATCGCTATCTCATGAAACATCTCAGTTCAGACGAATACTACAAAAAAATGAAACAGCTTAAGGAAGATACTGGCCTAAACTATGATGAGCTGGTTTGTATCTTGGTTCCCTAAAGCAACGATACTTCATTCTCGGAAATAAAGTAATTTGGCATAGTTAGACCGAGACAAACCCAGCGCGATCGAAGTCCCAATATTTTTTGTGATTGGTTCTTGTCCATGCCAGCATATTCCTTGAGAAAACGTTTGTTGTGGTATGCTGATCCACCAAGGAAGAAGACAACACGATTGGCCTCGATGAGTAGATGCCTTGTTCGACTGTAGTCCATAAGCTGATGCGCCAGAGTAAGGACGTGCGTGCCATACTTGCGACCGTTTGCGATGAGGTTGCTGTTGACTCGTTTGACTGCGTCCTGTAGCTTCTTATCTGTCAAATTATCACAATCATCAAAAATCACAAGCGAATTGGCCATATCGTCCAACGTAGGAGGCGATTCAGCAAACGTCTCATCGAGTGGGATATGTGTCATATCGAAGTGCGCATATGCTTCCTCTTGTGTGTGTGTGCTAACCATATACATTTTGTTCTTTGGAAACATTTCGCGATACTCACGCGCATACATTGAGGCAAACGATGATTTTCCAACACCAGCACGACCAGCAATAAAGACGCGTTCTGTTTCCTTAGTTGGACGAATAACAAACTGGCCAACATCAAGCTTTATGCTTTTTTGGCAGACCTCGCGATATCGATCAGTCATCGGGGTTGGTTTCTTTTTTCGCAACATTTCGATAATGCGCATACGTTCGTCGATTGGCATCATTCTATTGCCACGAACAAACTCATTTATGTCTAGTTGTTCAAGCGGATCAAGCTCATCATCGTCGCCCTCGTCGCCTTCATCGTCCTCTTGTGTCTGTGGTTCGCCTGCTTTTTTTACGATCGAAACCTTTTTGCCATCGTGTCGACCACCCAAAATTACGGCGATCGGTTTTTCGTTAGATAGTTTCACACAATAATCGGTCATAGTTTGCGTATATATTTCATGAAACAAAAAATATGTGTCGTTTAATTTATTCCTCGAATCGTTTGAGTTCACTCTGATACTCTTCGATTAACCTACTCCAAGCATTACGACCTTGTTGATTTGGCGCATTTATTAACTGTGTTTTAGCATATAGTAATTTATACAATAATGTTTGTTTATTATCATCAGTCAATATTGATGGTGTTCCACGATGTTTATCGATTAGCGGTGTAGATCCTGTGTTTAGTATTAAATTAATTGGAACACCATATCGAAGTATAACTTTTTGTCTCGCGATCTCATCAAGTTTCAAATAAAATTGTTCAACTGGAGTAAAGAACTTATTTTTATTGACGGTAAATGCATTTGTTTCAATAATACTATTCAATTGCTTTTCTGTTTGAATAATGGCACCACGATTTGCCCTATAACCTTTCCACCATCTCTTGAAATCACCCATTTCAAAACCACTTCCAGTGGGAGCCATAGTTATTTGTAATGGCTCACGTTTTTCCCGTTTAAGTTCATTAGGCCATAGTTTTTGAATCATTTTCCAAATATCTTGACCAAATTGGCGAAATCGTTCGATTTCTTGTGAATTTTCCTCAAACGATGTTATCGATATTGCTCCACCAAATATTTCTTCCTTAAATGGTGGCAACATACGGCTGACCAATTTACTTACATCTAGCATAATCATGAGACCTATACGAATATATATAACATCTAATGGGCTATAGTAATCTATATATTGATATCTCAGTTCTAATTTCCATGATAATGGTTTGTCTTGGTCTTTTAATGTCGCGTGGTATTTTCTCCATCGAAGATACTTTTTGTATAGTTCCTTTGGAATATTTACCTTCTTATTTGTTCCTCGGCCAGTCATATCTCGATGATAATATTCCAGCAACATATTTTTTACAATTTCGCCTGTCTTCAATCGACGGCGCAAACGTTTGATGGCAGTGAGCTCATCAAAACGTGTCTTCTCAAAATAAATTGGTGTTATATCGGTTGCCATCGGTGTATATCTAAGCAAAAAAATATTTGTTGCTCGTTATTTATGACAATGGTATACCCTGTTCCATTAAGAACACGAATCCAGGATCATTAATATCATCCCGTATCTTTTTGCCAAGAGCGAGAAGAGAAACCTCGCGAGGGCTTTCATATGCTTGAGTAGCTAATTTTGCATCCCATGCATCACGCAACTCAACACCTGATGTTTTTGCCTCTTTTGCAAATTGTTTGAAATCCATTTCGGTAGCACCTGCGCCTGTCTTTCGTTGGATGATATCAAACTCCTTTTTGTATATCTTCTTCCAGAGTTGATACACACCCCAAGCTAGTTTCTTCTGCTTATCCAAATCTTTGAATATTCTTGTTTGGTATGTAGTTCGATCGAAATCGTCTTCATAACCCTCATCAGCCCCGCCACTATATCCCATACCAAACGACTCTTCTCCAACGCCACGACCTCGGCGCTTGCGTGTGGCCTTCTTCTTGCGTCGACGGCGCTTGATCTTGCCACCTTCGATGTAGAACTCATCTTCTCCCTCGGTCATACCACCTTCAAACTCAACACCTTTGCCCTTTTTCGAATGATATTTCTTGCTTGCCTCTGCCATAGACAGATTCGGATGTTTCTTAAGAAATGATAGCCAAGGGTTGCGCTTTTTCTTTTTTGCTCCACCCGACAGCATCGCCAACAAATCCTCACGACTCATATCGCCTGACATTTTTGCTTGTATATAAAATGGCAAAAAAATAATGCGGACACAATTTATTCGGACTGTTGATCGAAGAAGTTAGACGCAAGCTGTATATCGTTCTGCTCACAAGTCTGTTTGACCAATTCGATGGGCAGTAATCTAAGTAATTTTTCGTACATATCACATCGCTCGCGCAACGTTGGCTTACGCTTCAACTGATACAATTCTTTATGTCGTTCCTTCTCCTTCTGTGGATCGTAGCACTTTTTGACTTGCTTCAAAACTATAGCGCGACATTTGGCGCAAGTAGTACATTGTTTCCCTGTCTTAATATGAACATAATCAGTATCAGGATCAGTTGTCCTATTACATCTTGGACAACGCAATTTGTTGCTTATTTCCTGTGCGCGAATATCTTCGGTCATTCTATATATTAGTTGAATATAATTCGCTTAATAATTAAATATTTATATTAAAAGAAATTATTTTCGACTAATATATAACCGACTATGTCCCGTAGCCAAAAGTGGAACGAATACAAAACGCTGTGCGATCTGCACAAAGTGCCTGCCAATATGCGCATGGCCTGGAAAGATGCATCATTGCCAAAGATCGAAGCCGCCATTGAGCGCATTATTGCTGAAAACGCCGAGCCTATTGCTCCCGAGCCTATTGCCATCGAAGAAGAATATGAAGAATGTGTTCTTCCTACCAGAACCGTTGTTATCAAGGCGGGTTTGCCAACAACATATGAAGAATACATGATGCTTGGCCTCAATGAACAAATGAAAATTGATCAAGACCATTTGATGAATCTTACAATGAATATTGGATCAAAGCAAATTGTGTTTGTTGTTGAGCCTGAGCCAGTTGTCGAGACAGTCGTTGTTGCTGAGCCTATTGCTGTCGTGGAAACAGTCGTTGTTGCTGAGCCTATTGCTGTCGTGGAAACAGTCGTTGTTGCTGAGCCTATTGCTGTCGTGGAGACAGTCGTTGTTGCTGAGCCTGAGCCAGTTGTCGAGACAGTCGTTGTTGCTGAGCCTGAGCCAGTTGTCGATACAGAAACAAGTGATGAGATTGTTCGCGCGATGATTCAAGAGGTTATCACTATCGCAGAAATGATTGTCTCGCCTGAGCCAGTTGTTCCTATCGTTGAGACTGTTGCCATCGAGACAGTCGTTGTTGCTGAGCCAGTTGTTGAGGTTGTTCCTATCGAGACAGCTGTTGCGACTGAGTTTCTTCATGAGGCATACGACAAATTGGATGAAGATACGCAAGATAAATTAGGCCAATATATGGAAGATTTTTTCGGCGAGATCGAAAACTATCGCGATGGTAAAGATTCAAAATTGGTTGAGCTGTATGATGCCATGACCCAAGCACAAAAGGATGAAGTCGATAAGCTTTTTCCGATTCTGTCTACCAAGATTGAACTGTTTCGAGGCGATGAAGATATTGAAGCACCAGAATATAACGATATTGAAGAAAAGATTAAACCTGTCGAGAAGCCTATTGTTTCGACCACTAATAGACTTATTTTCAAACTAACAGAAACATTCAATATAAAGGGCTTCGTGAAAAGTATATTAGATTGTGCTGGCGATGTTAGTGATAACCTTTTCAAGAAACTTACAAACACATACGATGATCTTGATGACAACAATAGCCAGGAAGTTCATTATTTTTATGACAATCCGCATAACTTTGGCAGATTGCGATCTGCTGTTGCAAAAAATAACAAAAAGGGCGAGTTATATTATTCTCATAATCATTTGACTGGTGAATCATTCAAACGATACATGCGAGCCGATTGTTTTTCATCCAATTCATACGATGTAGATATGGTCAATGCTGGACCCACTATCATGAGTCAGATTTTTGACAAACACGACATCCAAAATGATACGCTCAGTCATTATGTCAAGAATCGCGATGAAATATTGAAAATGCTTATGGGCGATTTTGATATGTCCAGAGATAAGGCAAAAGAGTGTATGCTCACAATCCTGTATGGTGGAAGTGTCGAATCGGTCATCAAAGATAATTCGCTCAAAAATTCTATTGGTCTCGCGTGGTTTCGCGATTATGCTAGAGATATGTCGAAAAGTCTCAATTCGTTGTTTATCACAATCACGACAAACAGTAGCTACAATACGATGTGCGAATATGCCAAGAAGAAAGCCAACATACCACGCGAAGATGGAACAAAACGATGCTATCAAAACACGCTCATATCAATTTTGTATCAGACAATTGAGAGCAAGGTCGCGATTGAGTTTGTTCAAAAATTCAAAGAAATGGGATGTACTATCACAACATTTATCGCTGACGGCTTTCATATTTCTCGAGACAAGTGGTTTACCCCAGAACTCATAAACATTATTTCTGATGGTGTCTTTGATAAAACGGGCTACAAGGTCAATATGATTATCAAAGAGTTTGAACATCGTCCCGAAGGTATTCCAGAATTCAAACAATGTATGTTCGAACGCATTCTGTCATACGACTGGATGACAGCACTATGGCAACGATATTCGTTCTATGTTTTGGCCAATCGAACATATTACATCGACATGGGTTTTGATATCCACAATCTTACCAGGGCGCAATTGCTCGATGGTTATGGCTGGATCAGATGCAAAATGAAGAAGGATGATGACAAAAATACATCATTTATAAAAGTGTGGATCGTTGACCCGAAACATAAAAAATATACTCAGGCCGGTATGTATGCGCCACCTCTTCATCCTCCAGCCGATACATACAATTTTTGGCGTGGCTTCCCTATCACGTTGAAGAAAGATGTTCCAGTCAAATCATGCGACAAGATGCTGGCGTTCATCAAGGAACTGTTGAAGGGAGACGATGAACATTTTGAGTATATGCTCGATTGGATTGCCGACATTATTCAACGGCCTTGTTCGAAGAGCGACATCGGCATTATGTTGTTCTCAGTGGAGCAAGGTAGTGGCAAGAACACGCTTGTGGATATCCTTAAGTCCATTATTGGACAGGTCTATAGTTTGGAAACATGCAACCCAGAGGATCAACTATTTGGCAGATTTAGCAAAATGAAAGAACATAAGTTTCTCACTGTCATCAACGAGCTATCGGCCGAGCTTGGACACAAGAACAGAGATAAGATCAAGAACATGATCACCGAGACCGATTTCGTGGTTGATGAGAAATGTAAAAATACCTATATGGGCAAAAATTGGTCGCGCTATCTTATCACCACGAATAACATCAATGCGCTACACATTGAGCAGAGTGATAGAAGATTTGTTATGTTCGAATGTTCGAAGGCACATGTTGGCGATACGGATTATTTCGATGCGATCCGTTCTGAGATAAATGATGTTGGCTGTTGCTTGGCCTTATTCAATCTACTCAAGAATCGCAATATTACGCGCAACCTACGAACACAACGGCCAAAGACAGATGTCTACAAAATGATTCAGTCCAATTCAAAAAGTCCAATCATTCAGTGGCTTATGGAATATTGTTCAAGGAAGATTGTGGACAATGCGGAAGATGGTATTGATTCAGGCGAAGAGTTTCAAAGCTTATTATTTTCAGACTGTAAAATGTGGATGGCTACATCATACCCAGACTATAAGATATCAGCCAAGAAATTTGGCGATACATTCGGACAACTATACAATCCAAATATGAATGCGAAACAGGACGGTCTCGACATACATAGTAGACCACAGAACAGGCCCAAATTAACCATGAACTATCAGCGCCTACTAACTTCATTAGA